TCGAGCCATCTCATCTGGTACTAAAGACCATCGCTGGTGAGAAGTACCCGACCATTGAGAAGTTTATTTTCGTGGAGGAGGAGAAACTTATTGACTCTGTTTGACCAAGCGATATAATGAAACTTGTAACACCCGTTTTATCACCAACCAACTTTGAGGTAACAACTTATGTCTGAAAAGAAACCCTATCGCAAACCTGATGGTATTGTAGCTCGCTCGTGGGCGGCATTCGATTCGCTCTACGCCGATGGCGTGACCGATAGTGCCCTCTACCGCGCCGCGGCAGTCAAGGCCGGCGCCAAGGAAGGAACTGCCTCCCAGCAACTGCTGGCTTGGCGCAAGAAGAATCTCATCACGACTGTGATGGCTGTTCGCAAAGGCGCAGAGCCGAAAGCTCCGAAAGAACCGAAGGCGCCGAAGGTGAAAGCCGAGAAAGCTCCTGCGAAACCGAAAGCGAAGTCGAAAGACCCCGCCTTCGCTCCGCGTGGTCGAGTGCGCGCTGTGCCCCCGAAATCCGAAAGCGGCAAAGCCAAAGTACCAACCATCTAACCCTAAGCCCGACTCGCCTACGAGCGAGTCGGGTTTTTATTCGGAATCTTCTACATGAAACACAACAACCAAGCACCAAGCCCGCCCGAGCGTCTCACCGCCAACAGCGAGCCGAGGGAATTTCTCTACGGCGTGCATTCAATCTTCGCCACGATTCAGGGCGAAGGAATCTACGCCGGCATGCCAGCCATCTTCGTTCGCCTTGCTGGCTGTAATCTTCAATGCCCTGCTTGCTTCGGGTGGCGAGGTAATTCTCGCCAGCCGACGCTTCGCCTCAATCATGGTGGAACGATACCTCTCGGGGAAGCTAAAGTCGGGGATGAAATTCTCACCCTCGATGAAAACGGGGAACTCGTACCGACGACCATCACCAATCTTCATCAACGGGAAGTCGATGTTTGGCTTGAAGTCATCATTGAAGACAAGAAGTATTCGGTCACTCCTGAGCATCCTTTCTTCACTAATCGAGGAATGATTCCAGCCTCGGACCTGAGGGTGGGCGATGAGATTCTTCATACCACTTCGGGAGCAATTAACTCATACAAGAAGAAAGGGGTCCGAAACCCGATGCAGAATACCGAGGTATCATCGCGAAAGGCTTTGAATACCGATTACTCAGTAGTCGCGTTGAAAGTATCGGCGGCAATCAAGCGGCGTAAAGCAAATGGCCTCTCGTGGGGCGTCGCCGCCCATACCGATGAAACGAAGCTGAAAGTGAGCCTCGCGAATCGGGGAGCTGGCAATGGCAATTACCAAGCCGACCACCCGCGGCGTAACTATTTATCTTTACAGTCCGAGATGAAAAACCGCCCAGCAGATTTCGCATGCGAGACTCTGGGATGCGAGACCCCAGCGAGTAAGCTGGAAGTTCATCACCTCGATGGGAATCGTGATAATGATGCCCCCGAAAATATGGCGGTAAATCAGCGTGGGCTCAACTTCTGGACGAATGGAAGAAGTGATGGCAAGACCTCTGTCACCGCTTCAGGAGTCCGGAATGGATTGCGGGTGAATAGTATCAAGGAAATCCGCCACGATGCTGAGCGAGCGAGCCGCTGGCCAAGCTCGCCGGGACCGAAACCCCTCCCGGTATTCAACATCACCTGCGAACCGCATCCCACTTACCTGGCGGATAATATGTGGGTCCATAACTGCGATACTGTCTACACCAGCTCGCAACGCATGAGCATCCCCACCATCATCGAATCCATCGAAGCCTTGAAGTCGGTTGCAAAGCTGATTGTCATCTCAGGCGGCGAACCATTCCGCCAACCCATCGGAGCTCTCTGTTATGAGCTGATTCAAAAACGATGGGTAGTTCAGATTGAGACCAACGGCAGTCTCTTTCAACCGGGTCCTTGGCCTCATGTCGCCATCGTATGCTCGCCAAAGACCGGTAAGGTGAATTCTAAACTCCAGCCATTCATCAATGCCTACAAGTATGTCGCGGCTGAGAATGATATCTCAGACGATGATGGGTTGCCGACCATCGCTCTCGGCCATCCCGCCGCTCCCCGCCTCGCTCGACCCCACGCCGACTTCAAAGGTCCAGTCTATCTGCAACCGCTCGATGAGCAAGATGAGGTAAAGAATCTCCGCAACCTTGATGCAGTTGTCGAGTCATGCCTGAAGTTCGGGCATATCCTTTGCATACAGATTCATAAGATTGTGAAAGTCCCATGACAGGAGAAGTAAAAATGAAAAACAAAACACGCGCCCTCGTAGTTCTGAGTGGCGGTCAAGATTCGACCACCTGCCTGTTCCTCGCCAAGACCCAATACGATTATGTCGAGGCCATCACCTTTGATTATGGCCAGCGACATGCCATTGAGATTGAGGCGGCAATCAAGGTCGCTCAGCTCGCCGGCGTCAAGCATGAAATCGTCAAGGTCCCGAACTGCCTCATCTCGACCTCGCCGCTTCTGAGCGACAATGAACTCGAGCAATACGAATCGCCCGAACAGATGGCCGAGGTCATCGGTAATCGTCGCGAGCTTACTTTCGTCCCGATGCGGAATGCTTTATTCCTGACCATCGCGGCGAACCGAGCCGAAGCATCTCACTTCAATGTCATCGTCACCGGCGTATGTCAGGAGGACAATGCGAATTACTCTGACTGCCGCGCTTCATTCATCGCCGCCACAACCGAATATATCAACTACGCTTTGGGGCATGATACTGATACCGTCAACGCCATTCGGATTGATACCCCGCTGATGCGTTTCAGTAAAGCCGAAACCTGCAAACTCGCCGCCGCAATCCCGGGATGCCTTGAAGCCCTCGCCTACTCGCATACGAGCTACGATGGAAAGTATCCCCCGACTGATAACAATCACGCCAATGTGCTTCGCGCCGATGGCTTCGCTAAAGCCGGCATGCCTGACCCGCTGGTATTGCGAGCCGTGAGCGAAGGCTTGATGGAAATGCCAACCACCCCGAACTACTCACAGGAGTCTCTGAATGAAAACGCGTAAACGAAACCTCACCGCCCGCAAGACCCTGATGCTAGCCAAAGGCGGTCCCTATGCTGGGGAGCATCTCCTCCTCACCAGTCCCGGGACTCTGACCGTCAAGGTCGGCGCCTGGTATGGTCACTACGACTCCTCGATGCAGTGGGTGAGCGCATGAATCCGACTATCTTGAACAAAGATGATATTGATGCCGCGATTCTCCTGCTACATCATCGCGTCGAAGTGAAGCCTCGCTCTGATACTGGGCTGATGAATGTCTACGGGGTCCCCCGCGGGGGAACTCATGTCGCCTATTTATTGGCGTCAGCTTTTCCTGGTCAGTATCAGGTGGTGCATTCGGCCGAGGAGGCTGACCTCATCGTTGATGACCTGATTGATAGCGGGGCAACTCGCGAGCGATATCCTGACCACCCGTTCCTCGCTCTCTATGACAAACGCCTGATGCCGAATCCTCATCAATGGCTGGTCTTCCCGTGGGAGGTCGAGCAGGAAGGAGCGGGACCGACCGAGAACATTCGCCGCCTGCTCGAGTTCGTTGGCGAGAATCCTGCGCGCGGCGGATTGCTCGAGACCCCTGACCGGGTTCTCAAGGCGTGGCAATTCTGGACGCGTGGCTATGCCATCGACCCAGCTTCTGTCCTCAAGACTTTCGAAGATGGCGCTGAGAAGTGCGACGAGATGGTCTTAGTGCGCGACATCCCGCTCTACTCGCACTGCGAGCATCACATGGCGGCCATCATCGGAACCGTGAGCATCGCCTACATTCCGAATGGCAAGATTGTTGGCCTGAGCAAGCTCTCTCGCCTCGCCGATATCTTCGCCCGCCGACTTCAGGTGCAAGAGCGGCTCACCAATCAGATTGCCGATGCTCTCGTCGAGCATCTGCAACCGAAAGGTGTCGGTGTGATTATTCGCGCCCGCCATCTCTGCATGGAAAGCCGCGGGGTCTGCCAGCAAGGGCATCACACGGTCACCTCGGCAGTGCGCGGCGTGATGCGAACCGATGCCTCGGCGCGCGCTGAGTTCCTGAGCCTGACTCGCTGATAGCAAGACTCAAATCCCCGCTCCTGATGGCGCGGGGATTCTTCACCAACCTACTCTGAGAATATCCATGCGTCTTTATATTGCTGGACCCTTTACATCGGGATGCCATAAAGAATCCCTCACCTATCAGAAGTGCAGTCAGCGTGGTCGAGATATCCTCGACAATATGCCTCATGTACTCGAAGGGAGCATTCTCGGCATGGAGTCAGGGGGTCACCATCGACCTTGAAGCCTATTGCCGATACGTGAAGAAGAATGCCGATGTCTTTGAAGTCGCTTCGGTCCTCGACGTGATTGGAGATGCCGAGGGCACTTGGCAGAATCAGCTTCGCTGTGATGCTATGGATACCGGCGGAGTTCCTATCTTGCCTTGCTTCCACTATGGCGAAGACCCGAAGTATCTGAAACGATACCTCGACAACTATGAGTACATCACCATCGGCGGGCTGGTCGGTAAACCCCGCAACGATGTGGTGCGATGGCTTGACCGTATATGGGGAAATTATCTGACCGATTCATCGGGAGCCCCTACACATAAGGTTCATGGCTTCGGCATGACCGGCTTGACGGTGATTCAGAGATACCCATGGTACTCGGTCGATAGTTCGTCCTGGATTCAGAAAGCATCCCGCGGGACCATCACGCATCCTCTTCTCGGTAGCGTATCGGTTTCGCTTCGAAGCCCTCATGCCAAAGACGAGGGTCAGAGCTTCCACAGTCTGAGTTCTATCGAGCAAGCTCGCTGGCTTGAGGCGATTGCCGAATCGGGACTCGATGCCGAATGTATTTTGTACTCTCTCACCGTCCCGTATGAGCGGTGGGTATTCAACATCTGGGCTTACCAAGAGATTGGTCGACGCAATATCGGCTTGACCACCCACTTCAAAGTAATCAACATGGAGCTGTTCTGATGTTTACCTCTCTGCAATTCGTTCGCGGTGCTATCGCCACTAAAGACTTCGTCCCGGTTCTTCGCCACTTCTATATTGCCGGCGGCAAAATTCAAGGTAGCGATGGCAAGATGACCCTCTGCGCTCCGATTGAAGGCATTCCTGATTGTTGCCCTGATGGCGCGACCTTCATCAAAGCCATCAATGCCTGTCATGTTTCGACTCCCCCAGTGATGAAGCTGACCCCGACTGGTCGGCTCAGTATCAAGTCTGGGAAGTTCACCGCTCTGATTCACAGCGTGCCGATTGGTGATTACTATCTCGTCGAACCCGAAGGCGATAAGCATGCTCTCGCTTCCGGCTTGCTCGATGCCATCAAAGCACTTCGCCCGTTCGTGGGCAATGATGCTACTCGCCAATGGTCGACCGGCATCCTCTTCCGTGATGGGCATATGTATGCCACCAACAACATCATGCTGGTCGAAGCGGCGCATGCCACTAATCTGCCGACTCTTTGTTTGCCGGCTTCGGTTCTCGATGAGCTGATTCGCATTGGTGAAGACCCTGTCGAGTTCTCGGCAACCGAGACCACTGTCACTTTCTTTCTCAGTGGCGAGCGATGGGTCAAGTCTCAGCTCTTGCCGATTGATTGGCCGGATGTGAAAGGCATGCTCGACACTGCGCCATCGGCGAGCGAACCTGTAGCTCCAGGATTCTTCGAGGCGCTACAAACGCTTCGCCCATTCGTTGAAGAAAATGGCGCCGTCGATTTAGTCGGCACTTGCCTCAAGGTCGGCGCAGAAGATGGCGGCGCAGAGGTCGACCTCAACAGCGAATTGCCGGCTGGCAGATATCACATCGACCAGCTCAATCTCGCTCGAGGAAGCGAGGCGATTGACCTGAGCAATTACCCAGCGCCGGTGAGCTTCAAAAGCCCGCTTTTGCGCGGCCTGATGATGGGGATGCGCCGATGAACCCTGAGAATGCCCCCAGAATCGCCTCAAACCGCCTCAGAAGCCGGCTAAGTACCCAAACCCGATTGGTACCCCAGTTGGCCGAGATATCGCCGGAGAACGCCGTAGAACGCAATTTAGAGGCCGTCTGCCCCCGAAAACCGCCCAAAACCGGCAGGTTTTGCCCATGAGACCCGATTCCCTAGGGTTCTTCTGGCAAGATGCCCCGATTCTTCGCTCTAGGAGCGGCTCTGAGGCGATATCTCGCCCCTTGGCGCCCATCGCCCCGAGTGATTGGATTCCTCGCCCCTTACCGAATCTGAGCGCGGCGAGATGCATCGGAATTGATACCGAGACCCGAGACCCCGATTTGCTGACCAAGGGGGCAGGATGGGCGACCGGTAATGGCGAGGTGGTCGGTATCAGCCTCGCCGTCGAAGATGATGCTTGGTACTTTCCGATTCGCCATACCGTCCAAGCCGAGATGAATCTCGACCCCGACATGGTACTTCGATATCTGAGCGATGTGCTCGGCGATTCTCGCCCGAAGGTTGGCGCCAATCTCATGTACGATGTCGGCTGGCTCAGACATGAGGGAGTGAAAGTCGGCGGCAAGCTGATTGATGTGCAGTTCATGGAAGCATTACTTCATGAAATCGGCGAGACCTCGCTCGAGTATCTCGGCGAGAAGTATCTCGGAGTGGGAAAAACCACTCATGATTTGTACGAGTGGGCGGCATTGAGCTACGGCGGCCGCCCTGACGGCAAACAACGCGCGAACATTTATCGCAGTCCAGTGACCTTGATTGGTCCCTATGCCGAGCAAGATGCTCGCCTGCCACTTCAGATTGCCAAACTTTTGTACCCGAAACTGATTGAGCAGAATCTTGAGCGAGTATTCGACATCGAGACTCGCCTCATTCCACTGCTGATTGAGATGCGAATGAAGGGAGTGCGGGTAGACCTCGAACGCGCCGAGATACTTCGCGAGGATTTGATGCGTCGCGAGGACCAGTTGCTCGGCAGACTTCGCAGTTTGGCCGGTGGTGATGTCAATCTTCACTCGAGCGACAGCCTCGCCTTGCTGTTCGACAAGGCCGGCATCCCGTATCAGCGAACCGCCGCGGGCAACCCGAGCTTCACGAAGGAGTTCATGGCGGGCATTGACCACCCGATTGGTAAGCTCATCAATGAAGCGCGTGGCTTGAACAAGCTACGAGGCACTTTCATTGACGGGTACATCCTCAATGGTCACACGAATGGCAAGATACATGCCGGCTTTCACCCCTTGCGAGGCGAGAGCGGGGGAACTCGCTCGGGTCGATTCGCTTCGGCGCAACCGAATTTGCAGAATGTACCCTCCCGCGATGAGGAACTGGCGCCGATGATTCGCGGATTGTTTGTCCCCGACATCGGGCATAGCAAGTGGGCGCGCTTCGATTACTCGCAGATTGAGTATCGGTTCTTCCTTCACTACGCCGTTGGCGTTGGTGCCGATGCGATTCGCGCCGACTTCAATGCCAATCCCGCGATGGACTTTCATGAGAAGACCCTCGACATGGTAGCTCCTGCGGCTGGCTGGGATATCTCGACCCCGAATCTTCGCAAGCAACGCCGCAAGCCGGTGAAGAATGTAAACTTCGGACTGCTCTATGGGATGTCTGAGCGAAAGCTAGCCAGCCAGCTCGGGTTATCAGAGAGCGATGCCAGCAATCTGTTCTCGGCTTACCATCAAGCTCTGCCCTTTACCAAGACCACCATGCGCGCGACGATGGCTGAAGCTCAACGCGATGGGGTAATCACCACGATACTTGGTCGCCGGTCTCGCTTCGAAAACTGGGAAGCGAAGAATAGCTGGACCGAGGAACGTCATCTGATGAACTTCGAGCAAGCCCGCGATGCGTACGGGCTCGATATTCAGCGGGCGATGACACATAAAGCCCTCAACCGTCGACTTCAGGGGTCCGCCGCTGACCTCATCAAGGTCGCGATGGTCGAGGCATACGAATCGGGGCTGTTCAATGAGACCGGCGTCCCACGCCTGACGGTTCATGACGAACTCGACTTCAGCCTTGAAGCGGGAGCGGAGGAGTATCTGCCAGCGATTAAAGAGTGTCTCGAAAATGCGTTAACCTTATCTGTTCCCATCAAAGCCGACCTCGAAGTCGGTAGCGACTGGGGTCATCTGAAATAATCACCTAGGAGTAATAACATGCGATATCAATCCACGAAGACCTTCAACCATGACCGAGGATTCTCTTGCGCCTTTCGTCAATGGCGAGCTCAATCCCATTGCCGCCTGATTCATGGCTACGCCTTGGCGTTCAAGTTCGTGTTCGAAAGCGAGGAGCTAGATGTCAGGAACTGGGTCGTCGACTTCGGCGGGATGAAGGACCTCGAACAAATCCTGCGAAACAGCTTCGACCATACCACCATCATCGCTGAAGATGACCCGCATATTGAGTACTTCCAACAAGGGCATGATGCTGGGGTTCTGAACCTGGTGGTCTTCCCCGCGGGTGGCTGTGAGAAATTCGCCGAGTATGTCTTCGCTGTCACCGAGCAGTGGCTGAAGGACTCCGGCTACCCTCACGTCACTTTGAAGATGGTCGAGGTCTCTGAGCATGGGGCGAACTCCGCTCGGGTGGTCGCATGATTCGGGTTGTAGGTATCGACCCGGGATTGAGCGGGGCACTCGCCCTGCTCGTTCATGGGCAAGTGGCATTGGTCTGCGACCTCCCGACCATGGAACTGCGAGGGGGTAAACGCCAGCTCAATTGTCGGGGCTTGGCCGAGATACTGAAAGAGATGGAACCCGATGAGGTGGTGGTCGAGCAAGTCAGCTCGATGCCGCGGCAAGGAGTGTCGAGCGTATTCTCATTCGGCATGACCTACGGTATGATTCAGGGCGTGACCCTTGCCCTGAATCTCCCCTTGCATCTCATCACCCCTCAGACTTGGAAGAAACACTTCGGGCTTATCAATAGCGAGAAGGATGCGGCACGCTCTCTGGCGATTCAGCGGTTCCCAGAAGCCGCCCGCCATCTCGACCGGAAGAAAGATGTCGACCGAGCTGATGCGATTCTGATTGCCGCCTACCACTACAAGGTGAGCCCGTGAGCTGGCAACGCCGGCTCGCCCCATACCGAAGCATCGCCATCGCCGAGGGCTGTGCAATACTCGGCGAGGGGATTCGGGGTAATGGGCATCTTGAGCTTTGCCTGAGAAATTCCTTCGGCAAAGAAACCACAATAATACTAGCGTACTCGGCCTCGGACTATCGGGCTCATCTCAACAATCGAGCACTGATTCGCCGGTTCGCCCGTCTTCAATAACTACGGAGTAAAAACAATGCTGGAATTCGAAGGGAAGTTCTATGATACGCAAAAGGCCATCAAAGACGAATGGTATCCCACTCGCTCGCAGTTCATGGTCAGGAAGTACATCGTCGAACGGGGGTGTAAGACGAGAGCGGAAGTCGCGATGGCTGAAGCTCAGAACGAAAGGGCGGGGCGAGCCAAGAGTATCGCCGCGGCGAAGAAGTCCCGGTTCACTTCTAAATCTTGAGGGTGGACTGAGGCATCGTTTCGATTCGAGTGGTCACTGCGAAGACTCCCGGTCTCGCCAGTGACTGCTTGATACCGGTGATGAATCGAACCTTCTCATTGCCGCACTCGATATTGGTCGACACCATCTTCATGTCGAACCAGTTGGTCCCGATGTAAGAGGCGTAGGCGAGGAACTTGGCGAGCTCGGTCGGGGATAGATGCCAGGTCACATCGTACGTGGTGATATTCCTCTCGGCATGCAGTTCGCTGAATTCGGCGGCAAGGGGTGAGGGGACTCGATAGGTTCGGGTCGCCTCTTTCGACTTGGCCTGCCATCCCGCCAGCGAGTGAATGTCGACGGTAAAGGATACCTCGCAGAATCGGGTGAATGGGATTCGGGTCACGCTCATCTCGGACGAGAGCTTGGCAGTGACTGGGGCACAAGGGGTCGCCGAGTCATCATTGCCCGTCACCAATCTCATCCGCCACCAGTCATTGCGATAAGCATACCCCCACGCCACCAGCTCCTTAGCACTGTCGAGGGTCAGGCGATAGGTCACCGAAACCCGACTGGCTTGGTGAACATAGGAACGCCGCTGGCGAGTATGCCCTGAGCTCTGCTGAGTTCGAAGCAATGCGCTGTCGGTATCAATCTCATAACCATCGGCAAGGGGATAACCGAATTTAGTTAACGGGAAGGTGACCGTCGGAAACCGCGGGGCTGTACGAGATACCCCATTGTAGGAGGTCGCCCCGTCCGAGAAGGTAATCGCGTGAGCTGAGAATTTAGCGTTCGGCATCAGGAAGTCCTCGTGACCGGGATGTACATAGTATATTCGCTGAGTTTCGTTCCAGCCAGGTCGAAGATTTCACACTTCACCGACCCCGTACTACTGCCCACCGTCTTCTGTTGGTAGCTCATGGCTTGGTCGACACTGAGGGGTCGCATGATTCCATTCCACGCCGACGCGTTGAAGAAGTTAGCCGCATTGGTGAGGATGGTGTTCTTCACCTGATAGCTCGCACCGATGTTGGCGTGTGCTGGGGTAATCCAATCTCCCCAGTTGTCAGTCTTGCCGGGAGCGGAGTTGTAATTCCAAACCCCACCATCGGGCATCTGATAAACGCTCCTGGTGACCACTGCCCCACCCAGCGCCAATGCCGGGATGTCCATGCGGGCGGTGCGGGTCACTGGTCCCGCGGGAGGGGGAGGCGGTACGGCATCATCGGGAATCGGGAATGCCGAGTACAAGGTGTCGATGTATTCACGGGCGACCACGCTGGTCTCGAGTCCCGAGTACGAAATCGAATGAGCGATGTATGACTTGCTGATGGTCTCGGCGGTCGAGCCGAGAAGCAAATGAGTCGCCTCGATTCCTTGCTCTGCAACCCGCGGGGTAAAGGGCAATGCCGCCGTCAAGGTGAGAACCCCTCCCGCGACGGTCGCCGAGAACGGACCATATACCGCCCCATACTCATCCCGAGCTCGAAGCTGATATGAGCCATCGGCGATGAGAGCATCGAGGGAGAGTCGCGTAGAGGAGAGAATCGCCTTGACCCGAACACTCTGATGCCACGAGACCATCGGCATCGAGGCTTCGAATCTGTCACCAATGGTCAGTAGGCTTGCATCGAGCTCGGTACTGAACGTGATTGAACGCCGTACCTTACTCATCGCCTCCCATACCCACTTGGCATGAGCGAGGGCGTGAGCCTGATAGCTGATACCGACCGCTTCGATGGTCTCAGGCCTGACCGAATTGGCTGGCCATAGGACTGAGCGGTCATCCCAGGTTACCGAGTCGCTGTAGATTACTTTGACACCATCGTAATCTTTCGGCGGGGTCAGCTCGTAGTCGATGCTGAAAGTATCGGGCAGATAATTCTCCCGACTGAACATCGTCTTGCTGACTGGGGATACGGTGAGGGATTGGACCGAGAGCTTTTTGTTGTAGGCGAGAGGGGCACTGCGATGAGCCATGAGAGCCAACTGCAAGGCATCCCATATCGTCTTCTGAGTTTCAAAGATGTAGTTGAAGCCATTGGTCTTCTGAACTGCGGTAGCGAAAGCCTTGAGGGCGGGAAGGTCGAGGTAGGAATCATCGAGCCCTGCCCCGTACTCTGCTTTCATGATGTCGATGACCGCATCAATCGGGTTCACGGTGGGAGCGAAAGACGCCAGGTCTGTGAGGATGGTATTGAGCTTGCGGGTAGCGGTGACTCGAATCTTCTGCCGAGCCGCTTCTGAAGTGCGGGCTGTGGCTTTGATTTTGAATACCAAGAGAGTCACCTTGCCGTAGGCTGGGGTATTCGCGGCATGGTCGACGAATCCTCTCAACGCCGTCCAGAGGCAACTCGATGACTCGGTCTGTTTTTGGTCGGCTCGAGTATCCCGGCGAACCCGGACCTGATATCGAGCCGAGGGGACGTTCAGGGTGATGGTATGTGTGAACAGCTGAGATTGCCGACGACTGATGGTCGACTTCGAAGCGACCGCTGGTCCCAGAGGAACCCCCTCGTCATCAATGGGCATATACTCGACCGCGATGCTGATGGTCTTACTATTCTGGTCGCCTTCAGTATCAAACTTTACCAAGCCATTCGGGAAGGTAAATTCGACTTCGAGTTTCGAGGTCTTGGTGTAGGGCATCGAGGCGGCGAACCAGCCACGCCAGCCATCATCGTCGGCGTTGAGAATTAC